ATTATAGTTGGTCTATTGTAGAATGGTGACGGATAGGTCCAATTTACGAAGGTATACGTAGAAATGGCATGTGCTGGAAATATCAGATCTTTTTTATCACAGATCATCGTCCCATCGCTAAACTGAATATACGACCCGTTACTATTTGATCCGGAGGCTTCAATTTCGTCACCGCTATTGGTTCCAGTCAAACCTAAATCTGTTTTAACAGTTGCAAGAGTCTGGACTTCCGGGACACCTGTTCCGGCAGATCTTCTGTATATCAACGAAGATGTTTCTATGTCCGCCAACTTCTCCGGCGTGATTGTCCCGTTTGATATACTCTTTGAAGCATCAAGCAGAAGCCTTGAAGAGTAGACCGTAATGGTAAGATCATTTGTTGTCGCCGTACAGTTACAGTTAAGAATGAGATTATTGTTATCCTCGTCTATCGTTTCGATGTATGCGTCTGTCGGGATTCCCGTTCCTGTGACATAGTCCCCGATGTCAAGATAAGCGAGTTCTATATCGGATATTCCGGTAATGATATTTGACCCGTTTACAATATTTCCGGTAACAAGTAAATCCTGCATTGTCGTCCTGATGTATGGTCGGCTTGATATTTTTGCAGAATCCAAATCCTTAAACTGTTTATAAAGTTTATCATCGGACAGTTTCAGATAAAATATGTTCTTGCTGTATGCGTCGTACTGAGCTACGCCCGGAACAAAAAGAAGCGATGCCCCGCCTGATACTTTGTTCAGATTAAAGTCAGTATCAAGTGTCATATAAAGATCAGTGTCGTAAATCTGAAATTCCGCTACTTCAGGAATGTTCGTTATTATCGTACTGTCGTATGTGCCGTCGAGCGTGTGAATAAGAATTATTTCGTTGTCGCCCGATTCGCTTAATGTGCCGTCATCCTGTATCATCATATGATCGCTGTCGGCAATATTCATCCAAAGATGCTTCAGCGCGTATGAAGTAACCGCCGTTGTCATCTCTGTGCCGGGATCAAATTTATATATTTTGTGATCGCTCATGTCAATATAATAGATATTGCCGTAATCGTCTGTTTGCGGACACCACGCCTCGACCTCTACAACCGCCGCCCCTGTATAATCACAGATATATCCGTCAGAACATCTGACATAGTAACCGATGCAGAATACATATCCGGCATCAGCCACAAGCTCCGCGCCCTGACTGGTCGAGTTTATAGACTTCTCATATATCGTGCCGGTTACGCTGTTTAAATACAGAATAGTTTCGCGCTGTGAATCATAAAACGGGAATAGCGGAACGTAAGTATTTATCGATACGTTCTCAGTCGATGCGTAAAGGGCTGTCATTGCCTCATTGTAGTTGTTTGTATTACCAAGATTCCGATTGTTCTTAACGCCCCATATAGCCGGATCAACCGGAATTCCTGTTATCACCGCCTTTGAGATGTCGCCGGGGATTGATATTTTCGGGTCGTATTCGGGGGGAGTGCCAGTGTCAAACGTGTAAAGCCCTGCGACATACGGCACACACGATATTTTCGCAGAAAGATCATCCGCCGTGTCGATGTCCGTAACTATAAGGTCGAGCGTTTCAGATCCGAATATCCCGAACATCAGTAAATCATCTGTATTGACCGGAAATGAAGCAATCAGAACAGGAGTGGTAAAAGTAAGATCGTCAGTCTCTATATTGACCGTTGTTGCCGGATTGACTACCTGATAAGACCTCGCAACGCCCGTCTGATCCCTGAATATAACCCCGTAAGACTTTGACGGCTCAAAAAGCACCCTTTCATCTGATTCTATTCCGGTCACATTGCCCCCTGATGTGACTATTGTTTTCACTTTTCCTGCGGCAAGGCCGATAAGAGGCACATCATGGCTGATTGAAATTCTGTCCCAGCGTGTACAGACTATGTGTTCAACGTCCGCACTGAATGAGAAAACTTCCTGTCTTAAATAGATACAGGCCAGTAAATATTTTGCCTGCTTATATGCGTTTGCATAGAACGTACATCCAAAAAGGGAATAATCGTCAAGTTCGTCGTCATCCTGAACATCGTCATCATAATAAACAATAAGCTCTGTTTCGGTATATGCCATGTCCCTGTCAATGTAATTGATCCTGAGTCCGGACGGTTTATCTTCGAACAGCTTTGACGCTGTAAATCCCCAGGAGTTCCGGGGAGTGAAAAACTGAACCGAAGTGGTCTGCGTATTGTCAACAATAACATTGAACTTTCCGTCGTATATGCCCCATGTTGCCCGGCCTGTGCCTGAAATGCTGTTTAAAAGCTCCTCTATTGGCGTTTCATTGACAATATACGCGTTACATTCAAGCCCTTTTGTAGCACAGAAGGTGTACCATGTTTCAAAGGACGCCCAGTTTATATAATCATTTGCGACATACTTTTTATTGATGTACGGATCCCGCAGGACATACAGAAATAGAGCCGCCGGATTGCTTGACGCTGCGACCGTCGCCCATTGCGCCGCGCCTGAACCGGAACCGCTATAAATCGGAACATTGCTTTGTGCGATAAAGTTAAACGATTCTATTGATCCATTTACAAGCTCAGTTGCCTCGACCTTTAATGCCATCAATGTCAATTTTGCCGCGTCGAGTGCCGGAACGGGTAACGTAACCGCTGAACCGCTTGAATAGTCGGCTGTAATGCACTGAAGAGTGTCAAAATAGACCTTGTCGACAATGTTTGAATCATCACTTTCAGAAGTGCCGCCTAAAACAAGGATCTCATATTGCCGTTTAGAGTTATAGTCAGCCCCGCCGGATGTAACATTGTCGAACGTTTTTGTATAGCATAGCCTCTTTGTCTCTGCATCGGCACCCGTGATAAACGGGTGTGCAAGTAAATTCCATGCGTTCGTTGTTCCGGCCTCCCTGTACCAGATGGAAAGCTCAACGGTCAGCACTGTTTTTGTGCCGTTTGAAAACTTAACAAGCCCGTTCGGGAATGTGATAAAGACCTCAACCTCTCTTGTGTTCGTCGGTGTTGTCTTGACCACCCCGGCTGTAACCGATGCTATTAATTCCTGTCCGACGGATTGCGATATTCTCCTTTTCGGGTAATCCTTTAGTGTCGCCCCGGCCTGAGAGCTTGAAAACTCGTATGTGAAATTAGTCGCATTTAACGCCGTGTCGCCTATCTTGTACGATGAAGTGTCAACGGTCATGTTGTTATATCCGCCGCAGAAAAGGAGGTGTAAATGTTGCGGATAGGTCATTGTCAATTTCTTTGTCGTTGCGTTATACACGCCCTTTCATGATATTGATATATACGGATTCCCGGCGATGTCCGGATTGATTAAATGCTTTCCAAGCAGTATGCCGACACGCCCGCCCTGCCTTGCCCTGTTTGCGCCGCCCCTGAGATCCGGACGCTGTTCTGTGGAACCGGATTCACCAGTGACAATGTCGCTGTTTTTTGTTGCGTATTTTATGAGCCAACCGGCACCGGCCATCATTAGGCCGCCCATGCTGATAGGGATTGCGAGAGGCCCGAATAATAAACCTGCCGCCGCCCATCCAAGCCCGCCGGTTATCATGCTGTCGGCTCCGCCCGCGATAGGATGCGCCATGTCGTGAGCCGTGTCACTTATCCAATCAGTAAATCCGGACGGGAAAATCCTGATAATCACATTTCCACTTTCAGGGATGCCGTCAACGTCGTCTATGTCAATCTTTCTGTCACCGTCGATGATTACGGAGTACGCAAGCGGATAATATGTCAGGGAGTTGTATATCTCACGAAAAGACAGGGATGCGTCAACCTCGGAAATGACTTTCTGAGTCGGATCAAATACGTTCGGGCAGAACACTACCTGTCTTTTATCTGATGTCATACCACCCCTGCAAGTGTCCCTTTAATCGTTTACTGTCGTGCTTTTCGGCTACTGCCATTTCACCCGGAGCAACATGTAAGACCCGCCCCTCTCCGATATACAGACCGACATGCGCCGGAACGCCGATAAAGCTGAACAGCCCTATACTGCCCGGAACCGGATCTTCCACTTTCTTAAATCTGCTGAAATCCGCCTTGTCGTTTTCCATCCATTCCGGCAGATCCCGGTTAAATTCATTTTTAAGTACAAGCTGAACAAGCCCGAAACAGTCAAGGCCGTCAATGTCCCTGCCGTGTGCTTTAAATTCAATCCCGATGTATTTGTTAAAATCCATCAGCTGTAAATCGCCGGGAAAGTGAGATTATTATATTTAGTCTGTGACGCATTATGATTAAGTTCAAAGTTGAATGAGAGCGTCCCTGATATTGTCATCACATCGTATGTTATATCTTTAAGATCAAATACCCACCACCCGGCCTCTTTGCTGATTGTGCCGTTCGGGAGTATCATAATAACCGCAGCACTGGCCGCCAGTGGTGTTGAAATCGTCCTGATGGTTGCAAGAAGTGTCCGGTCTACGTTTGAAATTAAGAGCTTTGCGCTGTCCTTGTTGCCCTCTTTATCAGACGGAGGAGTAAATTTAAACGCATAAGCCGTATAAGTGTTGCCGTCGTATGTGACATCTTCATTGTTATTTACAAGATATATCGTTGAAATCGTGCTGTGTGCAATCTGCAAAACAAAGAGGAAAACCGCCCCCGACTGGCTTGCGAATATCTCTTTTTTTGCCGCTGTGCTTATCGTCCTCACGGTAAAACCTCAACCTCTAAAGATAATATCACGTTACCAGTCCCCGCCTCCGGTGCTATTGAATACGCCTCGCCGGATGAAGGGATAACAAGCCGCACGGTCATTGAAGCGGCTGTATGAGGATTTGTCATGGTAAAAGAGAGCGTGCCGAATATGATTACATTTTCAAACCATGATTCCCACGTCGCAAACTGCGCTTTTGTAAGGATAATGTTTCCTTTATGGTTTTTCGGAACGGCCGTAAAACGCCGCCTGACCTTTGCGGGGCCGGTATCCATGTTTGTTCTGATAACACCCGACTGTGCCTTGTAGGAATAGCCGGATTCCATAAATCCATCAGGTACAGTTGCAGGCCACGCCTCCGCCATTATATCCCTCTCTGACTCAGGCCATATCTGGCCTTAATTGTTTTGTCAAAAGTACCTTCTATAAAGCCCTTATTTACGATGTTACCGATGGTAACCGTTATATCAGTTCCGCTCTGTCCGGTATTCTTTCGCACGTCTACAGCCTCTCCGGAGTTATTGACTATATTAACATTAACTTCGCCCCCGCCGCCGCTTGAAGCAACGCCTAAATTTCCGTTACTCATTCTTGTAAGAGGCACAACCGCCTCAGTCCCGGCCTCACCCATAAGCCCCCGGTTAATCCCGCCGCCGTTAGCGAAGGCAAATCTTGTCGGAGAGTTGACAATCTCATTTGTAAAAGAGCCGCCTCTTGCAAAGCCAAATACATTCCCGTGTGCTGATTCTGCAGTTGAAGCCGCCTGTTCCGCCTCTCTGTCTGCAATTTGCCCCTTGATATATCCCACCCCTACAGCTCCAGCCAGACCTATCGCAATTAAGCCAAGACCAACAGGCCACATACCGGGGCCACCGAGAGTCAAGACTTGCAAGCCGGCCGATATGAATAATAACGGGAGCTGTTCAATTATCTGCATGGTCATGTCTGCCATTATTTCTTTAAACGCCTTTCCGGACATTTCACCTTTGCCCCACGCCTCGCCTATCTTTTCAAATCCATCAGCGGCGGCATTGAGAGACATGGAAGCAAACTGTTTGACCATACCGTCAATAACTCCTCCGAGTTTTTCGGCCTCTTTCCCGGCAAGCCCGAACGCTCTTGCAATACTTGTCCCGAAAGTGTCATATTTGCTGATTAATGCATCAGCATCCTCTTTCCATTTTTTCATTACTTCGCTTTGTGTTTTTGCGGCTAAAATTCCCGTTTCATAACTTGTACCCTGTGCGGACTGTATATCATTTATTTTTGTAATCTGTGCGGAATATTTAGCGTTTAACTGGTCAAGCTCAGACCCGGTTCCGTTTAATGCGGATTGTAGATATTCCTGATCTTTTACCCATTGAGGAGTGCCGGAGCCGACAGAAGAAGAATTGTTTCCCGGCGGCGGTAGACTTCCGCCCGGTTTGGCCTTATTCCATGCTTTATTAAACGCTTCTCCCATTTTGGTATATGCTTTTGTAAGCGGATTCGCACCTTCGAGAATAATTTGTTGTTTCTTTATTATATCTTCAAGGTTGCGCACCTGTTCATCTGTAAGTTTAACATGGCCTTTTACATATTCAGAATATATCCCGGCGGCGGCGTTTACGTCTCCGTATTTCTTCATTAGATCGCCAACTTTAGCAGAAACGCCGGTTGATGTTGCCTCCCACTTTCTGACCTCGTTTACAATTTCCTCTACTTTTTCTTCGCCAAGATAAGTTCCTATTTTTTCGACGGTTCCGGCTGTTCCATCGAGGAGGTTTTTGATGTCCTTTATTATTGAGCCGGTCATTGTTATTGAATCCGGCACATCGTTTTTTAATGTCCCTGTTATTTCATCAAGCCCTTTTGAAAGAATAACGATTAAGTCCGATGCCGCAGGAGACAGCTCTTTACCTATAAGAACAAGTGTTTGATCTAAACTGTCGTTGAAGTTTGACCATTGCCCGGTTAATGTCTTTGATTGTGCTTCCATAAGACCGGCGAACTTGCCGCCTTCCGATGTAAGGTTTTTAAAAACCTGTTCAATCTCTTTGAATCCTATCCTGCCTTGAGATGCAAAGTCCTTTACCTGTGAAACATTTACGCCGAGAACTTTTGCAAGCTCATCATAAATAGGAACGCCTCTGTTTGCGAACTGCATTAAATCCTGAGTCATTGCACGGCCTTGTGTCTTAATCTGCCCGAAAAGGTAAACCATGTCACCTACAGGCTGAGAAAGACCGGCGGAAACATCGCCAAGCATACGCAGATTATCAATAACAGTTTCAGAATCAAATCCGAAGGCAATAAGTCTTTTTCCGGCATCGGTTATCTCGTTAAAAGAGAACGGGGTTGAGGCCGCAAAGTCCTGCATTTCTTTAAGTAGCTTAGTTGCCTTATCGGCAGAGCCAAGCATTGTTGAAAACGCGACTTTTTGCTGTTCCATTTCGGCGGCGGCAGTCAAGGCAGATTTTCCAATGTTAAAAAGACCCGCTGCAATAACACCACCCGCCAGAACACCGGCAAGGCCTTTTATTTCCGATGCAAAGGATTTTGTCTGTGAATTAGCATTAGTATAACCCTTACCGACTCCACCGGCTGACTTTTCGGCATTATTAGCGGCAACAGACAGATCATTCAGGGCTTTTTGCGCCTGTTCTATCCCGTCCCTGACTACCTTAATCTGTAATGATGCCAGTTCTGCCATTTATTTTTTGTCCTTCGGTTTTCTTTTCTGCCGTAAATATTCGTTACATTTGCCCGATGCAATCCTGAACATGCTGATAATATCACTCGACAGGCTGACTCCGTAAATCATCTGCCAGAAATAAACATCCTGATAGGTGATGCCCCTGTCTATGTCCCAAATCTCAAAAAATATTCTGTGAAAATAAGCGATGTCCTCCGGTAAATCTTCATCATCGAATATTTCTTCAGTGTTTAAGTGTTTAGCTCTCTGCCGGTACATTGACCGCTTCGAGGGCTTGTCGCTTTCCGCATAATCCATGTCGAGAGAATAGAGAACAACCCTGAAAAACTCCTCTATCGCTCTTTCAGAGATAAAAAATTTGTATCATCAGTAATCCACGTTTCGACCTGTTCAGTGAGCCATCGCATACGGGGGTTTTCATACATTGCCTTTTTATTTTCTTTTGTGCAAGGGTATTCTTTCCCGTTGTCGGTGATGCCCTTCCAGTCTTTCACGCACGCAATAAATAAATCAGCAGAACCTATGACCTCGCCGACCTCTTTCGCGCGATTAGAGGCATATTTAACGGCGTTCTTATGCGTTACCCTTCTGTATTCAGCGGTGTTTCTGCCGATACAGAAAAAGGAAAAATCACACTTTGCGCCGTCCGGATATGCGGGAGTAAACCACTCCCCCTCCTCTTTGATTATCTCGCTTAATGATGCTAACTCCATAAATCATCTCCTTTTTATTTATTTATATTACGGGCTGACTTGTTATGCTCATTGTCAGGCTTGCCGAATCAATAAGAGCCTGAAAATCAAGCGATTCGGTTACGTCGTTTTCAGATATTGACCTTGAATCTTTTGTAAACTTTAGCCTGGGGATGTAAAAAAGATAAGCGTTCAGGTCAAGGTCGATGAGCCTTAATGTTAAATTTATCTCCGTTTCTGCTGAGAATATGACTGACAGAGGGGCGGATGTTGAGAAAAAGGCATTTATAGAACCGGATACATTAATCCTGCCCTCTCCGACCGCTGCGGCGTTCTGGCTCATTATTGCAAATCGTCGGGCCAGCGCATTTGAGATCTGGATATTTATCCCTGAAACGATGGCATCCGTCTCACTTACCGACCCGCTGTTAATGGATAGCGACCCCGTAAAGCTGTCAAAAGGCGAGTTTGTGCTTGCCTCTGCCGTGCTTGTCGCTATTGTTGCGGCCGTAAATCCTGAATAACTCTGCCCGATTAAATCAAAAGAGCCATCTATCATCTTGTCAGGCTGACAGGATATTGAGAATTTGTCTACTTTTGCGCCTTTGACATTGTGATATTGAGAGATATTTGTGAATCCTTCCTCAATCGTAAAACTCTGAATGTCCGCCGTTGTTCCCGTCGCAAGATAGCCGACAGCAGATCCCATTTCTATAGTGCCGGTGCTTTTTGTCTCATTAACGCAAGTCTGACTTACGGTTAATACAAGGTCTGTAACAGCAGTAACCTTCTTCCAGCCGTTGTTTCCTGCGTTTGTGAATCCTGAGAAATAGATCACATCGCCGACTTTTAGAAGAAGTGTTGTTATCCATAAAGCAGAAGCGGCAGTATAAGTCTTGCCGGTTGCGGCGACTGTTAATCCAATTGTGGCTGTGTTTATGCTCCCGCCTTTATATCCCGACCTGATAGTTACTGCATCGTCTGAGTCTGCTGTAAATGTTTTTGCGGTTGACCCGTCCGCCGCTGTTACGGTCATGCGGTCATTTGTGCCGGAGCCGTTACCGATTGCGCTTATCTTATATGTTCCCGCATTTCCAGACTCATCCGTGTCTGATACAACAATATAATCACCGACATTTAATCCAAGATCAAGCCAGCTTAAACCTGTTGCATGGTCTATTGTCGAGGCCGGAGAGGTTAAAAAATCTACAGTTACGGAAAGTGTGACATTGCCCTTCCATCTTGTGCCGAACGCACCTTCAAGCAGTTCCCTGAATGACTCATAGCTGAACTCAAAAGGGATAGAACATGCAGGCTGATTCTGTCCGAGTCTCACGTCTGATATACCCCTGTCAGATCGTATTTCTCCGGATTGAAGAACTGACCTTTCGTTCGTTACGCCGTTACCGCCGGTGTTTCTTATCTTCTTAAACGCCGGAGTTGCCGGAGTAGTCCCCGCTGTAACTTCTTTTATAAATGATAAATACCTGTTTGATCCTGTTGCGTATGGCATGAGTTGCCCCCTTTAAAGTTCTGTTCTGTAAAATATTGATACTGAAACCCTGTACCACCCTTCATCAAATCCGTGCGGATCAGGATAAAAGTTTGTAACCTGTACGCCTAAACCCTTGTATGTAATCGGATAACCAACTTTGAAGACCACCTCGAGCAGTTCAACGATGTCATCCGCGTCTTTCTTCGCATTTGCAGTAGATGTATAAATATCTACCTGATAAATCCCCGAATATCTCTGAGTCGCATCCTTACCGATTGCGACATTCTCCGGCCTTGAAGGTAAAAGCACCTGAGAGATATATTTTGAGTTTGCTGCCGGAGTATAGGGCTTGCCGTCCCACGCTACCGGAAGACTCTGAGATTTGGCCCATGTCGTAAGAGCTGAGTTAAACACCTGTTCGATTCTTGCGTTCTTACTTGCCACGCTTCAGCTCCGCTATTGCTTTACTTAAATAACTGTTCATCAGATTGATATTCTTTCTAAGCATCCCGTTCGGTGCCTTTTTGCTCCAGTGTCCATATTCGAGCTTTTTAATATATGGCAGATTGTTCTGAATGAATATCGCCGCCGTTGTCCTGTCTTTTGTTACTGTTCCTGTTGCTTTGCTTATTGTTGCCGATCCGTCCTTGTCTTCCGGCATTTCCCCTGTCGCTTCCTGTCCGATTGATAACTGCCAGTTCCCTCTTGCCCTTCCGGTATCCACCGGCGTGTCCATCACAACTTTTGTAAACAGATCAAGCGAGGCTTTATTTGTAATCTGGACAGCAAGATGAGGGACTTCTTTTGCAAAGTCGCTGATCAGCTTTGAGAATGTCCCCGATCCGCCTACGCTCATTTTCTAACCTGTACTATATAAGTAACCGCTATTCCTGCGGGGCTCTTTTCTTCATGATTTACATAATTATAAACAGTATCATCGACCGTGAATTTATCACCTTCAGCCGGTACGGGAAAGTCTGTACTTAAAACGAGCTTAACATCTCCCTTTTTAATTAAGTTCCCGTCTGTTTCATAACTTGAAAATTTAGTCCGTATTCCGTAAAATTCATATTCTGTCGGTGTGCCTGTCGGTGCGGTGTATGCAATCTCTCCGGTTGTAGAGTTTGTCCACTTATCGCACATTTCTACTTCATCGTAACTTTTCACCCATCCGGTTATATTTATATAGCGCGATAAAGTGATCAGCATACCGCTGCCTGCAGTAATCTATCAGCGGTTGCTTTCAGTTTGTCGTAATCCACTACTATCTCCTTAAATCAAGAGACATGGAGTTCTTTCGCATTAATCTTCTGAGTATCATTTTAATTTCTGTTATTTCCGGAGTCTGTTTTGAGCTGTACCAGTATTCCTTTTCTTCAGACACCGCGCCGGATATTGCAGAGCTTTCAGACTTTAAGGCCGCCCCTTCTCTTACCGGGACAACATCTGTTCCGGCATTTGAATAATACACGAAATAAGCCAGGGCTTTCTTGATCTCCGGAGGTATTACGTCTGAAGCAATCACTAAACCATTGCCCTCGCAATATACGCTGTCGTTGTAATAGGCTTCGTATCTCGGCCATTCAAGAGCCTGTGTTGACAGTACTCTGTATCCCGGCCATTTAGCGAACGAGTCAAGAACGAGAGTCATCCGGTTTAATGCGGCCTGTTTTTCCGCATCGGTAGTCAATGTGATTGTCAGTCCGGCATCCTCCAGATATTGAGTCAATTCCGCAACAGTGATATAGCTTGTTGCCGTTGAAAGACCCGCCCCCGTTTCTGTAATGAAAACGATTGCCATTAGTGTTCTTCCGATTCTTTTATTTCTTCATCAAGGTCTACTTCTTTAATTTCACCACCATCAACAAGATCGGGGATCTCGTTTGTGATCTCTTCATTATGCTCCGATTCTTTGATAATCTCATCCGGTTGTATTTCTGAATTATCACGGAGCCTGTATTTTTTCGGGAACGCTTCAAGGGTTTTCATCATACCCTCTTCCGTTGTGAAATTGACCTCCGCTCCGTCTGATATTTTATAAAGTTTGAACATTGCTTTCTCCTCAAATGTTTAAGCCGGGATATTTCACCCGGCATTTAATTACATCCAGTAAGGCTTAATCCAGCAGTCAATCGGCACGCCCGCAACAGCAGTTGTCTGGAGAGCTACTCCGCAATAAACAGAAGCGTCTGAGGCTTCGTTTGTAAGGAAGTTGACATTTACACCTGAATCTACAGCCCCAGTGTAAAACTCTGTTACGGTCGCAAAGGGCGTTGTCCCGTGATCCTCCTCGGTTGTTCCGTTCAGCGTATCAATTATGTTTATAGCCGAACCGTCAAGACCTGTACCGACCGCACACACGGGAGCTGTACCTGCATCGCTTCCGTCGTGTCTTATTGGTAACCCGAAAGCATTTGAAGTTTTAGCCGCTGAAATTCCAGCTGTTAAATCTCCCGCCGTGATTGCTTTTATTGTTACATTACCGGATGCTTCCCGAACAGTAACATTTCCGGCAGTCGCCGCTGAAAGTCGTATTCCGAGAATATAAGTCCAGTCGGTGTATGCGCTCACGACCTGAGTTGTTCCGGTTAAAGTACGAGTTTCAGTAACAAGAGTTGTTGCCGCCCCGTTTCTTATCCCGTACAAAGTTATTGTCTGCGTAATATCATCATTTGAAGCTGAAACAATTTCTACCCCATCGTTTGAAGGCTGAACCGCGAAACTTGCACCGACTTCAGCATCGAGCAGAGAAACCTGTCCGGCCTGAGCTTTTCCAATATAACCGGATGCCCTTGCCGCTATTCTGTCGCCCACACTTACAGGAGAACCGGCCATACAGGGAACGAAGCCGAACTCAACATCACCTTTAGCCGCCGCTGTTATAGCGTTTCTGGTTACACCCATAACGGCAGCGTTCTGCTCTGTGCCGAGTTTTATACTGCCGGATGTAAGTTCGCATATACGGCCAGCCGCTATGCCTGCACCGGAGTCTGTCATCTGCGGAACCATAATCTGTCCAGCGACGAAAGCCCTCATATCAGGATTCTTGATAGCTATTTTAGGATTTTTACTTTTTGTTGCCATTTTTATTTACCTCTTTAATTTTCATAGCAGACTAAAGACTCGTCTGCATTCGTTCTGATATTTTTAAGACCTTTATTCCAAGCAGGTCTACCTTTGCGGGATTCAGACGCTTTTCTTCTTGATTCTTCAGTCCAAACCCTGCGCTTGTTTGCTAAACCGATTTTTTGTTTATGCTCTTCTGTAAATTTTCTGCCTTTACCAGCTTCTGACATTTTTTTTCTTGTTTCTTCTGAATGTTTTTTACCTTTAAATCTTTCCGAAGTCTTTCTTCTTGATTCTTCGGTATGTATTCTGTTTCTATTACATTCCGCTATAATTTTACGCTGTTCTTCGGACATGTTCCTTGCGACTTCTGCACGTTTACGTCTATTCTCTTCTGAGACCGGTTTACCCTTCTTGCCTTTTTGAGCTTCCGACATTTTTTTTCTTGTTTCTTCTGAAATTACTCTGCCGGATGAACCCTCACCGCCGTCTGTAAGATTATAAACAGAACCCATTTTGCGATACATTGTAATATAAAACTTTTCGAGAGCGTTAAGCTTTGACTCACAATCTGTTTCAGCCAATATAGACCATTCAAAATTATCTATTCCGTGAGCCTTCATGGCATTATGGAAATAAGTATTTCTGTTCCGGCCAATAAAATATATATGCTGTTGCCTTCTATCGGCAAGACTCGATATTGTCTTGCCGATATAGACTTGGCCATTTATTTTGTTTTCAGCTTTATAGATTATCAAAGCTCAAACTCCTTGTTTTAGCTCAAATTATAAATCTTTCCGTGCAAGCTCTCATGTTTGAAATCGCAACCTATATACCCTTCTATATACCCCTTCATCGCAGATGAACCGTCTGAAAACTCTTTCATCAGGATGTCAATTCCGCCCTTATGGGGAAGAACAACGGGCTGAACGTAAGGCATATTGACCGCAAGCAGAGTATTTGCCGGAGCGTTGTTTGTCATTATGAGAGATACGGGGCCGAAAGTTGAATAAATCTGCTTGAGCTGTACGCCGCCGACATTCCTGTCCTGTGGTGCAAACCCATAAAGAGAATTGAGCTGGTCGAGATATGCGGGCCTCATAACAAAAGCAAGATTGTTCATCGGTGCGCCGCCTGCTGACATTTTAACAAGGAGCTGTGCAATCATATCAGAGTCAAGAGCCGCTGAACTTGCGTTTACTGTGTGTGTCGCAATACCGATCACAGAGTCAGTAAGACCGCCGGAACCTTCAGCAACGCCAACGGCTGAACGTGCTGCATATGTCCCCTGAAGACAGGTGAACTCCCAGTCTGCGTTAAACTGTTCCATCTGACGCGCGGCCTGTGTGTCAAATTCCGAAACTGAAGGAGCGTTGCCGAGAAAAGTTGTCGATGCAACTTCATCTGTCGCAGCTTCCCTTCTGTCGGAAACAATGATTTCATATTTGTTAATCTGCGTCACGTTGTTCACCGGAGTTTTCGCGTAAAACTTAGCTGTACCGGCTGAAAGTGTCGCGGTTTCAGATACGTTACCCTGCGTTCCTGAATTAAGAGAGTAAGATGCAACCATATCGTAAGATATAGACTTGACCCTTCTTGCTCCGTTAAGACCGCCGATAGCCGCAAGAAAAGCACCTGTGTTATTCATCGCTCCGATTCTGAGAACCTGACCGATGACATTTGTGTCGTTGTAACTCTGTGCTGTTGCTGAAGTTGACACGAAAAGAATGAAATTTCTTGAAAACATCATGCAAAACACATTAAAAAGCAGTGTGAAAAGTTTCATTTTGTTACCTCTATTGATTTATTGTTATTCCGTTTTTACCGGCTTCTCTTAAAATCGCTGTCTGCTGAGCAAAATTACCGCTTTTTTTGGCTTCATCGTATGCCGATTGCAAATTGCTTTTTGTGCCAATCGCACCGCCTGGATGCCATGCTCCGCCGCCCGTGTTAAGAGATGCCGACCTCAATGCCTTTCCGACATCTGAGTCTTTCCAGAGAGATACAAATTTTTGTATTGTGTCTCCCTCTTTTGTAACCGCCCGGCGGCCTTTGTTATTTTCTGGATCAATCTCAACCGTGGCTCCGCTTTGGTTGATTAGTGATGGTATAATCGAGTCTATGATTATAGGCTGATAGCCTTCTTTGATAAGCTCCCTCTGAAGCTCACCCCTGATAAGCATATCAGAAATAAATTCATTTGCTTCTTTAAGTTCATTACCGGTTTTTTCAAGTACCGATAATTTTGATTGATGGTCAAGGTCTAAATCCCGATGTTTGCGTTTAAACTCTGCAAGTTCTTTCTGGATTTTATCAGTATCGCCGCTGGCTCCACCGCTTTTGCCTTTTAATATTAAATCTTCAAGGGAATTAAAATCATATTGCCCGTTATTGTCAAGCACTATTTCGTGGCTCTCTGCAATTTTGCGCAATCTCTCCATCGCCTCAACAACCGGGGAAACAGATTTATATTTTTCTTCAAGGGCTTTTTTCTCTCCAAGTATTGTTGATTTACTTGTTGCGAGCCCCTTAATCTGTTCGTCGAGAATAGCCTTATGCTGATCTCCGTGAATAAATCCTATCTCTGTTAATACGGCTCTGCCTTCGTCTGTTCCGGAAAAGCTCTGCAATTCCTCTTTTGTTATCATGTTGTACGACTCCTTATATTCTGTTTTTTATTTAATGCCCGCGTTGTTTTAACTGTTCTAAGCTCAACCATGAGCCATCTTTCATAAATTGAGTGACTTTCATCTCTCCGGCCTGATACATTTTAAATCGTTCGGCTCCGAGAACTTCAAGCTGTACTTTTTCACCGGCTTTATCAAACCAGTCAGCGTATGTAGTGCCTGCCGGAACATATCCGTCCAGAGATGATCTTGTTCCTTCCGGTGCTTCTGATATATTAATGTCGAGTTCACGCCATGATTTTAATATCGGAACAGTACAACTGCGGCACATGTAGTGGGCGGGATTCTTGACGGGCCCCGGTAAAAGA